AATGAAGCATTCCTTGAGAGGTTCCCTGTAACTTTTGAGCAAGAGTATCCAGCAACTTCTATAGAGAAGAGAATTCTTGGTGGTGTTGCTGCTAATCTTGGTATTACTGATACAGACTTTATTTCTAGATTAGTAGATTGGGGTGACATCATTCGTAAGACTTTTTATGATGGTGGTATTGAAGAAATTATCAGTACTAGGAGATTGGTTCACATTGTTCGTGCTTATTCTATTTTCAAGAATAAGGCAAAAGCAATTCAAGTTTGTGTAAACAGATTTGATGATGAAACTAAGCAATCCTTCTTAGAACTTTATGATAAAGTAGATGCTGATTTCAGTTTACCAGTTGACCAACAAGCAGAAAGTTGATATAATATAGGAAAAGAAGAATTATGTATGGATAAAGAGCTCAAGGATATTGAGTTATCTGGTGGCTTTGAATGGACTCCTGGAAGTCCATGGCCACCAAAAGTAGACCATTCGGATTATTATTATGATTACACTCGTAATGACCCTGATAGGGAAAATCCCTTTACTGATTCAAAAGATAGAGAGAGGGCATTTAAGGTGACAGGAAATTGGGAAGAGAACACAAAGTGGATTTATGAATCCCCTGATGATGGAAAAACCATTTACAGGTATGTGAGTGGAAGAGACCCAAGTACAAGGGAATTAATTGAGACTGATGATGGAACACCATTTAAACAGGAGTTCCTATCTGATAATGATGATCAAGTTGCTCATCATTTTTCTTCTGATAAGGAATTCTCTATTAATAAAAAAACTTATAAAAAATATGAAGAAGATAAAGGTATTAAAGACTTGCAAGATTATGTCTCTTCAACTTATAATGGACACTATACTTCCCAAGGATCTAATGTCCAGACACTTGATCTTATCCAATCCGTTGGTGATGCAGAGGCTTTCTGCCGTTCTAATGCACTCAAGTATTTGACTAGGTATGATAAGAAGGGACAAGCAAAACGTGATATATTAAAGGCTATGCATTATTGCCTACTATTATACTATTTTAGTGGACACACCCAAGACGATGAAACTCCGACCCGTGGTTATGAAACTTTCTGACAAAACAATCAATCTTTTAAAGAACTTCTCTTCTATTAATCAATCTATTCTCTTTAAGCATGGGAATAAATTGCGCACTATTAGTGTAATGAAGAATATTCTTGCTGAAGCAACTATTGAAGAAGAGATTCCTAAAGACTTTGGAATTTATGATCTTAATCAATTCCTTAATGGACTTGCCTTACATCAAACACCTGAATTAGATTTTGGTCAAGGTGAAAGTCATGTGGTGATTAAAGAGGGTAAGATGAGGTCTAGGTACTTCTTTGCTGATTCTACAGTTATTGTATCTCCTCCAGATAAACCAATAGAACTTCCTACTGAAGATGTATCCTTTGTTCTTTCTGGTCAACAGTTAGAGAAACTAAAGAAAGCAGCATCAGTTTATCAATTGCCAGATGTTTGTGTTATTGGTGAGGATGGCGTAGTTAAATTAGTTGCTAGAGATAAGAAGAATGATACTTCTAATAATTTCTCTATTGTAGTAGGTGAAACTGACAAACAGTTTGTATTTAACTTTAAGGAGGAAAATCTTAAGATTATTCCTGGAACTTATGATATAGTTATTTCTAGTAAATTACTATCAAGATTCCAAAGTCAGAATTATGATTTAACTTATTACATTGCTCTAGAGCCTGATTCTACTTTTGAGTAATGGAAGTTATTAATAACTTTCTACCATCGGAGCAATTTTCTCAACTTGAATATCAATTAATGAGTCCCAAGTTTCCTTGGTATTATCAAGATAGAATTGTTTCCACCGATGATAGTGGTTATCAATTTACTCATCCATTTTATTTTTCTAAGTATGGATCTACTAGTTATCATTTTAATATTTTTAATGCCACTGTACAAAGGTTGGGTGTAAGAGAATTATATAGAATTAAGGCTAATTTAAATCCTAGAACTACTTCTCATGAAAGGTCTCCTTGGCATGTTGATCTTCCAGATATTAAAGTAGGAAAGACTTGTGTTTTTTATATTAATACTAATAATGGGTGGACAGAGTTTAAGGATGGTGCTAAAGTAAGAAGTGTTGCTAATAGGATGGTTATTTTTGATTGTAATTTAGAACATGCAGGATCTACTTGCACTAATGAAAACCGACGAGTTTTGGTGAATTTTAATTATGCGTGATGAATTCCTTTGGGTTGAAAAATATAGACCCAAAAAAATTGAAGATTGTATTTTACCTGCAGGTATTAAGGATACCTTCCAGCAATTCGTAAATAGAGGAGAGATACCTAATTTATTACTTGCTGGTCCTGCAGGGTGTGGTAAGACTACGGTGGCTAAGGCACTCTGTCACGAACTAGGTGTAGACTATTATGTTATCAACGGATCCGATGAAGGGAGATTCTTGGATACCGTCCGTACTAACGCCAAGAATTTTGCCTCCACAGTCTCACTCTCCTCCGAAGCAAAACATAAAGTCATTATTATTGATGAAGCGGATAACACAACATCAGATGTACAACTCTTGCTTAGGGCGTCGATTGAGGAATTTGCTGGTAACTGCAGATTCATATTCACCTGCAATTACAAGAATAAAATCATCGAACCCCTCCATTCCAGGTGTGCTGTGGTTGACTTCTCTATCCGTGGTAAAGAGAAACAGGAGATTGCTACTTCTTTCTTCGCCAGACTTAACGGGATATTGGACAGAGAACGGATTCCAGCTGATAAGAAAGTCCTGGCTCAATTAATTAATAAACATTTTCCTGATTGGCGAAGAGTATTAAATGAGTGTCAGAGATATTCAGTTGCAGGTAAGATAGATACTGGTATACTAGCTACATTTAGTGATGTAAAGACTGATGATCTCTTTAAAAATCTCAAAGAAAAGAACTTTCAAGAAGTACGTAAATGGTGTGTCAATAACTTGGACAATGATCCTGCTGTATTGCTTAGGCGCATTTACGATGGTTGTTATGGTTCCTTGGATGGGCCAGGTGTTGCTGCTGCTGTCCTTATTATTGCTAAGTATCAATACCAGTCTGCATTTGTGGCAGACCAGGAAATAAATATGCTTGCATGTTTGACAGAGATTATGGTAGAATGTGAATTCAAGTAGGAGAACATTATGATTTTTAATGTGCTAGGCATAGTATCCATTCTATTCGTAGTGTGGTTTGTATTTGTATTTTTAGCGGACCCCAATAAATCATAATGAAAAGTAAACTAACAAAAAAGCAAAGACATCAAGTTAAATCTAGATGGTATTACATATTCTGGGGGACTGCCACTTTTGCTGTGGTAGCAGGACAGGTTTATGTTGGCTCTGGGTATAGAATTATGTCAAAAGCTTTCCATCGGGTACTAGATACCCTTATAATAGAAGTAGAAACAGATCCAAGAAATGATGATTACCAATTCCTTTAAAATTTCTCTTGCAACAATACTGGCATTTACGCCTGTATCTGCATTAGCAGACCATCAACAGTCTGGGTACTCAGAAACTACCACCTGTTATAGAGAAGAGTACAGAGAAGAGTATGTACCTGGTACTGAGAATTCCCCTGGTTACATAAAATCTTGGAAGGACACTATTGAATATCCTTGCAGTAGAACTAGAGTAGAAAGAACATATGATAATACATCTAGAACCAGAACATATGAAGAGTATGATGAGAATGATTGTTCTGATGGTAAGATTGCTGGTGGTCTTTTAGGTGGTGGACTTGGTGCTGCACTAAGTAGAGGAGATGGTAGATGGTGGGCAATTCCTACAGGTATTGTTGCAGGTTCTATGATTGGGTGTGATATCGATGGAGGTTAATATTTGGGACGAAGAACAGGAAGACCAACGTAGGATTGACGATGATTATAATCTAGTCAATCACTACTATGCAGCAAAAAGACGTCATCCAGATATTCCATTCTATCTTCAAGATGAGAATGGAGAAACTTTTGAATTTAATTGGGATTTGATTTATCAATACACTCAAAATCTTGCCCAAAATAATTATCCTGATTGGTAATGAAATCTTACAAAACTCCTTTAAGATATCCTGGTGGTAAATCCAGGGCAGCTCCTAAAATAGAATCATATTTTCCTGATTTGGGAAACTATGATGAATTTAGAGAACCTTTCTTGGGTGGTGGAAGTGTTGCCATTTATGTGGCAAAGAAGTTTCCTCATTTAAAGATATGGGTTAATGATCTTTATGAACCTTTGGTAAATTTCTGGCAACAGGTTCAGATGTTTGGAGAAGATCTAAAGGATACTTTATTGGAAGTTAAATCGCAAAATGATGATCCTAATTTAGCAAGGGATATATTTAATAAGTATAAGGAACAGATTAATGATAAGGATATTCCTCCTTTTAATAGGGCAGTAGCATTTTACGTTGTAAATAAATGCAGCTTTAGTGGACTCACAGAATCTTCTTCTTTCTCTAGACAGGCTTCTATTAGTAATTTTTCTGTAAGAGGAATATACAAGTTACCAGGATATCAGGAAATTATTTCCAACTGGCACATTAGTAATTACTCTTATGATTATATAATGGAGCAAATGAAAGAGAATAAGAAGATATTTTATTATCTAGATCCTCCTTATGATATAAAGGATAATCTATATGGTAAGTCTGGTGATATGCATAAGGGATTTAATCATGATAAATTTGCTCTAGATTGTTCTAAGTATGATGATGACATAGCACTTAGTTATAATTCAGATCAATTAGTAAAGGATAGATTTAAAGATTGGTATGCTGTAGAATTTGATTTAACTTATACTATGAGATCTGTTGGTGAGTATATGAGAGAACAGAAAGATAGAAAGGAACTCTTACTTTTAAATTATGGTATTGATGATAGAATAGCAGTATGACTGACATAGTTTTTTATTCATATAAAATGAATCCTCAGGAGGAAATTAATACTCATGAGATTAAACGTTTTGAACACAGTATTAAATCACTAAGGGAGTTTAATAATGAAATACCTGTTTATTTGTTTTGTGACAATCCTTCTTTTATTCCCCCTTATTTCAGTACTGAGTACTCTGTAAGGGTTCTACCATTAGCAGAAGGTTTTGATCATGATGCTAATGCTAAAACTCATGGACATCTTTTTCTTCATAGGTGGTGCAATTTAAAGCATTTCTATGAAGAAGATTGCAATATTCTTTATGTAGATTCTGATGTTATTTTCTATGATGATGTTCAATATGTTTTTGATACTTATAATACTGCTGATGTGTATGGAAGGGAAGAATTTGGATTTAGACATGATCCCAATACTGGTGGAAGTGGAAATATAAGAAAGCAATTGGATTTGGTAGATAAAGGTATTACAGATCTTGGTGGTAAAGTTCCTATGTACAAATTCTGTATGGGAGTTTTATTACTTAGAAATAATATTCATAAAGGGATTGCTGATTCTTTAGATGATATGATTGATATTATGAATCAACTTGCTAACAATGAAATTCCTACTCCAATTCCAAATAGAAGGATAGTAGATGAATATGTAATGTGGGCTATTCTTAGTAGATTGGGAGCATCAAGTAAGTTGTTTGCTGTTCAAGATGTTACTCAAGGATGGATAGAGAAGAAACATCAAGAACACTTTAATCCAGTTATTTGTCATTATACAACAAAGAACGAACAAGAGTTTGCTAATTCTAATTCTAAGTATAGTAATTTGATTAGGAATGAAAATGTAGCTTATGATCCTTGGTCATTGAGTTATGATACAAAGTCTACTGCTCATCTATCACCAGAAATGGTTGAAGCAATGGCAGAAGATAGTGCTATAATAGTAGAAGATACTGGTGAGGAGTGGGTATATGAAGGTTGAACTGAAAGAATGGTTGAATTCTATTAATTTTACCAAGACAATTTTAACTGATGAAGACCCAGATGCAATAAAGGACTATGCTCCTTATGTTATTAATCGTTGTTTGTCTGGACATCTAGATTGTATTCTCTTTGCGAACGAAATGAATAAAAACCATTTCTTAGAAAAGGACATGCAATATACTTTTTATCTAAATACATTGAGGAAAAAGAAGAGATTCTCTCCTTGGCTGCGAAAGG